CTGTTTCCGCTCTCGGTGATGAAGTCCATCTCCGGCATCTCCCTCTTGATTTCAATGCTTCCGACCTGGGATAACGCCTCGTCAAGGAGTCCGATAACAACGATGAAGTCCTCTCCCTTCGCCTGGATAACCGCCGTTCCGTTAAGCTCCGGAACAGCCGTGATTCCGGAAAGCGAAACTCCGTCAAAGACCTCAAAGTCCCTGCCGATTCCTCTTGCGGAAATCTTGACATAGGTCGTCGGAATGGTCGCCCAACTTCCGTTTGCCGTGGAATACTGCTTAAGGCTGTGCGGAACAGCGGAAGTGTCGAGCCATAGCTCAAGGTTCTCCGGGTTTTCCGGAGCTGTGTCCGAAACCTGGGTCTCGCCGTAACTCTCGCCGTTCACCTTGCAAAGGTCAAACCGAACCTCTCCGGAGGATTTGAAGGCGGATTCAATATCCCCGAAGTCCGAAAGGTCTGCGGTGTTGATGTATTTCTTATCCGGCATGATAATGACATAAGCTCCGATGGAAACAAGGTCTTTCGGTCTGTCGTCAAAACCCATCTCGATTCTCTCGTTTCCGAAAACAAACTCCGTCCCGTCAACATAGCAAAGCTCGTCTTTGGAGCAGATGCCGAGAGCCCTGCCCGGTCTCGCATAAATCCCCCTCTTCACTCTGGGAGAAAGAACCGGGTAATGGTCGGAGGAAAGGTTCTCCATGTCGAAGAACTCCCCGTCTCTGATTCTGATGTTGTGGTCATATCCGCCGAAGGTATCAATGGTCTGCTTTCCGGTGGGTATAACCTCAAGAACCGGGTATTCCTGCATCGTCCTTCCTCCTTTCAGAAGTATTTGCGCACAACCTTTTTCGGCATATGGGTGCGGTTATAATAACGCTCAAAAGCGGAATATGCGTGGTTAAATGCTGTGATGCTGTTGTTGTATTTCTGGATTTCTCCGTTCTGATAATCAATCTGCGCCTCAAGCCAGAAGAGGTAGAGCTCGTCATAGGGCGAAGGAACGCAAAGCTTTCCGCTCTCCTCCTGTACCGGAAAAACGTCAAAAACTCCTTCGATGTATTTGTGGATGATGTTCACGTCAATAAGTGTGATTTTCCCGCATCCGTCAACGTCTCCTCTTTTGGTCTGTTCCTCTGTGGGAGTTATAAGCTTTCCGGCAATAAGCCTTCCAAGCTCAACGTCCTCCATGTCAACCTTTCCGTCAAGGTTGATGTCGCCGTAAAGGAATCCGCCCTCGTGGGTCTCAATGATTTCATTTTCAATTCTCTTTTCGATTCTCCGGAGCCAAGCCTTTTTCTCGTCCTCGGTATAGGAATTGGGTCTCAAAAGGTCAACAGTCCCGATTGCCTCATTTATTGTCATAGAATCCCTCCGTTCAACAAAAGGGGAACGATTCTTCGTTCCCCTTTTAATCATCAGTCGTTGCTCAGATAGGCACTCTCGAATTCGATCGCCTCACGGAGCATCTGTTCGCTGTTCTGAAGAATCTCCGCTACACCTTTGGGAACTCTCACTTCAACGCCTCTCTTAATCTGAAAGGCTCTGCCGTTGAGAGCAACGTAAACGTCGTCCTTCTCGGTTCTGGTGAGGGGAATCTTGATGGTCACCATTCCGTCGTCAACAGGAGTAACCGCCTGTGCTTCCTGCTGAATGGTTTCTTCAGTATTCTGTTCTTTTTTTGCCATTGGAATATTCCTCCTTAAAGTATCAAGGGGAAGGGTTTCCCCTCCCCCTCAAAGGTTAAAATCAGTTTTCCTCAAGGTCATCGGAAAGCTCGCTCATGCATTCAAGTCTTACAAGGTAAGGCTGAACAAGGATTTCAGCGGTTTTAACCGCTTTCCAACCGATGGAGCTTCTCTGGTCAAGAGGATCGGCGGTGCCTGCGGAACCTTTCTGTTTGATGATGGTCTGAAGACCGCCGCCTTCAATCTCGGTGGTGCCGTATGCGTTTGCACCGAGGAAGAGGCATCCCATGACGCCTTTGTCATAAACCTTCGCTTCGGAAGATTCAACAAAGCGGCATCCGCCGTATTTGCCGAGCTCGCCTTTGTAAATGTTGTCCACGTTGGTGTACTTATGAGCATCAATCCAGTTCGGGTCGTTCATAAGCTCGTAGGCGGCATAGGGATGGAGAAGACATACATAGTCTCCGTCGATTTTGGGTGCGTTGTTCTTTTTAAGAAAAGCAACAATGCGTTTGACAAGTTTTCCGGTAAGGACACAGGTCTTGTCAAGTCCTGCTCTGGAAGTGACAGCAGTACCGTCGCCTTTGGGAGCATAGAAAACGTTGGTTCCGCTCTGAAGGACGTTTCTGGTAATGGTGTCAAGGGTAAGACCTGCCTGTCTGCCGAGGATTTTGGTGGCTTCGACAATGGTGTTGTCGATGGTGGTGAGCTCAAGCATGTCGGACTGAACGATATAGTCACCGTACTGTGCGATTTCTGCTTCAAAAGCAGTAACGTTCAGTTTTTTGCCATCCGGAGTTACGCCCTCGGTAAGAGGAGTAAGCGCTTTCGGAAGGGAAGCGAATTTGCGGAACTCGATTTTTTTGCCGCCGTTTTTCGGAATCGGTCTCTTCTGTGCAAACTGATCATGAATCAGCTCTGCCTGTGCTTCCTGGATAAGGTTTCTGTCGTAATAGGTTTTGTTTTCGACAGAAAGTCCGGTGTCCCCGGTAACGTTGGTGTTCATCGCTCCGGCAAAAAGCTGGAGGTTGAGCATAGTGATGATGTCAGCCATAATTGTTATTCTCCTTTTCTTGAATCAGCAAAAGGAGATGTTTTCACAATCATCTCATCGGAGTATTTCCGAAGGTGATTTTCTCTCCTCTTGCAACTCTTCTGTTGATTTCGTTGATATCCGCGCTGTTGAGCTGCGACACATCGCTCTTATGAAGAGCGGAAGCCTGGGAGTTGTTGCCGTTCTCTGCGGGTCTGCGTCCGCCTGCCATGATGTTATTAACAACTTTGGTCTCAACTTCCTTAGCGGCAAACTGCATCGCCGCCGGAATGATTTCGTCCTTGTGCAGGACTTCATAAGCTGTCTTAACATCAATGTTGGCTTTGAGAAGGTCAACAAACTGCGGATTCTGAAGCTCCGCTCTGATGTCGAAGGAGGGATAAATCTGCTTTGCTTCGTCTGCCTGTTTCATCCAGGCGGCGGAAAGCCTGTCAGCATTCGCCTTGCTCTTCTGCTCTTCCATATAGGCTTTGAGCTCGGCGTTCTCCTGCTCCATCTTTCGTACTTCCTTATACTGCTTGGCCGAAAGTCCTCTCTTGAGAGCTTCTTCCTCAAAGTAGGAATCGTCCTCTTCGATAGCTTTGGAAAGTCCGTCAAGGTCTTTGACGTCAACTCCGTGCTTCTTCGCAAGAAGTTCAAGGATGGGTGTTGCTTTATTGTAGGCGTCAACCGCTTCCTTGCTTCCTTTAAGTCTGCTCTTGATGGTCTTCTCCATCCTGGCGTCGTAAAGGTCCTTGTATTCCCCTTTGATAAGCTGCTCAAAAGCTTCCTCGCGGCTCTGCGTCTGCTGTTTCCCGGCGTCGGAAACCTGTTCCCCGGTGTCAATGCCGTATTTGACATCGCCGAGGAAATCGCCCTTGTGCTGTGCGGCGTCCGCAGCATTTACGCCCGAAGTTCCGGTTCCTGCCGTGCCGCCATCCCCTGCTCCGCCTTCTGCGAAAAGCTGAAGATTTATAAGTCCCGGAATGAATACGGTCTCAATGACCTGTAAGTTCTGCATAAACTGCATAAAAAAACCTCCTGTCCGTAACGTGGACGATTCGTTATATGTCAAGCCTCTGTCCCGAAGGAAAGAAGCTCCACATTCTTCGGATAACTCCTTGCAAGAAGCAGGAATCCGACCTGGATGATGAAGAAGGCGTGAAGGCATTTGTTGTAGTTCGCCGTTTTCGGTTTCGCAACAACAAGTGCGTCTCCGTCGTTGAGAACAATGTGCGGTCTCTTCTGGAGCTCGCCCTCTTCATTCATGAATTCAATGCTCTGTGCAAGGGTATAAGCAAGAACGGACGCCGCGGAACAGATGATGTCCTGTCCCTTTTCTCCTGCCATGGCGTGTCCCGAAAGCTTGAGAATAATGCTTCCGCTCTCCCTGTCCTGTGTAAAATTTGCTGTAATCATTTCCTCAAACCTCCTTTAAGTCGGGCTTGTGGAATTGGCGACTCGTTCTCTCGCCGCCCTGGTGTTTGCGGGTTCTTTGCCGGAATTCCCTCCGCCAAGAGCCTGCTTCGCTTCCGGATTAACCTTTCCGCCCTGTTCCGGATTGGGCATCGCCGGAGCCTGCATTCCGAATCCCTGCGCCATCTGCTGTGCAAGGTTCGAACCTTCGTGCCTGTCAACAATGGAAGCAAGTCCCACCATCTGCTGCATCATCATCTGCATCTGGCGGAACATTCCGCCGTTCTGCTCGATCTTCTGCATGACGAAGTTCTTGCGGTCAAAATCCATCATGTCAAGGCAGGCAAGAGCCTGGTCAGCAAGTTCCGGATTAAAAAATCCCTGTCCGAAGAACTGAAGCGCAAGCTCGTTCTGGCTCATCCTGGAATAGGGCGATGCCTTCTGCGCGGTGACTTCGATGTCGAACTGCGGAACTCTGTATCCCATGTCCACTCCGGCAAATACTCCCTGCCATTGGGGACGGATTCCGGCGTTGCTGTACCTTATGAATTTCTCCGCTCCGTCGTCTCCGACAATCCGGAACTGTCTCTCAAGTGTGTAGAACTGGCGGATTCTCTCGATTACCATGTAGATAATCTTGCAGAACGCCCGGAAGGAAGCCTTGTTCATGTCCCTGGAAAGCTTGGAACCTGCCTCCTGCATCGCCGCGATTGCGGATGCCGCGGTAACGCCGCTTGTGGTGCCGCCTGTGGAGATGTCGCGGTTGCCCGTGGTCTCCTTGAGCTCGTCAACCTTGCCGTTCTTGACCTCAAGATAAATGGAAGAAAGTCCTGTGCTTTGAACCGGAAGGATGGAATCCTGCCCAAGGTTTCCGGCAACGTGGATAAAATCGTTGTTGAGGTCGGCATATTCCTCCTCGTTTACTCCTCCGTCCTTGCGGACAAAGTGCCTCGG